GCACTGGTAGAAGATGTGACTCGTCGTACCGTAAAGGGACGAGACTTGATGCAGATTTTTGTATCAAATGTACGAGGCACTTTCAACCATTTAGAACCAGTGCGACTCAAAGGCGACATCGGTGGTACTGGACATGCACCAATCGTTGAAGCAGGTATTAACTCAGTTGATATTATCACACCGGGCGGTGAGTATGCACCGGGAGATATATTAGAACTGCTTTCTTCTTTAAACGGTGACTTTGCAAAAGTCGTTGTTACCTCAGTTCAAGACTTGGGCGGTACTCTTACATTCTCATTGGTAAATGGTGGTTCTGGTTATACACCATCTACCGATCCGGGCGGTTCAATTATTGAGTTTATCGGTGGAGACGGTTCAGACCCCGCAAATTTTCAAATTGGTTCGTCAGATATTGTTGATACTTTTGCAATATCAATCAACACAGACTTAATTACATCAAATACAATCTTTGGTGAAAATGCTCCAACGATTACTTCAGCAGATGGTTTTGATCGCAGACTTGATCTGTTTGCCAACATGGTATTATCATCACCAGATTACGGTTTCCGTGAAGCAGGACAGATAAGCAACAACTTAGACTTTCGTGATCACTCCAATGCAGTGATCGTTATTGCAAATACTTCTGATCCAAGCATCGGTGTGGGTGCTTCACTATTTGGTGTTACCTCTGGCGCGAACGCAACAGTCAATGCGATTGCTCGTGCATACAACAGTACAGATGTTGTTCTCCGTATCAATGGATACAAGAACTTCTCTGGTTCGGAAAAGGTTAATATCTCAACTGCCTCTGGCACAACAGTCGGTACGGTATCATCATTCTCTGGCAACACGATTGGGTATCATGTCGCACAGATTGGTTGGATTGCGAACACAGAAATATCTCCTCTGTTTGAGGGTGATGAAATTGTAGGAAGAACATCTGGTGCATTTGGAGTGGTCAAAAAGATTGTTGATCTTACTGCAAATGGTTACAACCGTGGTGTTGGTGGTGCAGATGATAGAGACTTATATACAGTTCAAATCACTGCGAACACAACCGCAAACTTGACATCTCAGTTCGATACTGGTCCAATGAAACGATTCCTTGAAAACGAAGGACTCCGTTTAGTCAGTTCAAACACAACAGTTGGCAATGTAGTATCATCTACATCAAACAGTGCTGTAGAAAACATATACAGTCGTCTTTCCGATGCCCTAAATTTTGAAGCATCAACATTCGGCACAATTGCATCATTATCCTTGCCTGTAGGCGGTTCTGGTTATTCTGTTGCTCCAACGATTCGTGTGACAGAAGCAGACATTGCATCTCTTGGTATTGGCGAAGTTGTTTTGACGCTTCAATCTGACGATGTGAACTGGAATAGTGGAAACTCCACTTTTACAAAATTAGATACTACTGATAAAATAGTTCAATCATCTACTGGCGCATCTGGCGATGTCAAAGGTACAGGAACCCCCGGTCGAGCAATCAATACCATTCAGTATGCAAACGGCACTTACGAAATGGAAGTCCGTGTGTTCCAAGACTTCTTACAACGAAAACCCGGCAATATTAACTACGCAAATAATGAATTGGTAACTTTACAGATTATTGATGGTGCTTATGTTCCGGGTACAGTAGATACTCGTCCAGTTTCAGATACTGGTACTGCAAAGATTGTCTCGATTGAAGATCGTGGTGTACTTGGTGAAAACGCAGTTATCACCGCAGGGGTTGGTGCAAACGGTACAATCACAGGACTCCGTGTATTAGATTCTGGTTTTGCTTATCGTGACAATGAGATTGTTATCGTAGAACAAACAACTCGTCCTTTGGCAACATCAGCACAAGTCAGAGTGAATCTAAGTGGTGTGGCAAACGCAGAAGGATACTATGCATCTACTCGTTCGCATATCTCTTCTGCTCGTGGTTATTTACAAGATGGTGAGTTCTATCAAGAGTTCTCATACCAAATACAGTCGCCACTTTCATTAGATCGTTATCGCGATATTGCATTGGAATTGGTGCATCCTGCGGGTCAAGCAATCTTTGGTCAGTTCCGTCTTCAGTCGAATGCTGATGTCGATATTATAACATCAGCAAACAACTTTATTCGTGCTCAGTCTAACGGTACGATTGCTCTCAACGATGGAAGTTTCGATATCACTGGTACAAGCACTTCCTTCCTTGCAGAATTTGCAAACAGTGGCACTATAATTATTGAATACGCTCAAGATCAGTTCTATACAATGCCACTAAATATAGTAACAAATGATACAACAGCAAACCTAAACATTGCTTGGGCAAATGGAAACATTGCCTCTGCAAATGCTTATTACACTCAAGGGAACATCTCGTAATGGCAGTTTACAGATACGCAACCAAAGATTTATCGATCAACAACGCGCAAGCATTTATCTCTGCTTTGAATGCGTCTGATGGTCGTAATACAAAAAACTCTGTGATTCTTTACGCAGTGATCGGAAATCAATATCCGTATGCAAACGAACCGACTCCAGTGAATCCTGATGATAACGAACAGTTTCTTCAGTATGAGGCACATCGTGAGTTTATTGGTGGTAAGAAAATCACAACTGGAGATGTCTCGCATGTAGCACCTCGTTATAACTGGACATCTGGTACAGTCTACTCAATGTATCGCGATACAGACGAAGATATGTATGAGCGCGTGTACTATGTAATGACAGATCAGTTCAATGTCTATAAGTGTCTGTTTAATAACAAAGGCGCGGCATCCACAGTCAAACCTACTGGATTCTCAACCTCCGCATTTACGACTTCTGATGGGTACACTTGGAAATACATGTACACCATCTCTCTTGGTGATGCAAATAAGTTTTTGACATCCGTCCATATACCAGTGAAAACACTGACTGCATCTGATGGTTCAACAGAATCAGATCGCCAATTCGCAGTACAGAATGCGGCAGTCAATGGTGCAATCGAAGTTATTGAAACCGTAAATATTGGTTCTGGTTATCATGAGGTTGCAAACGGTGTTGTTGAAACTGGTGGAAGATTGACTATTCGTCTTTCTGCGGCAGGTGACACCCCTCCTTCTCCAATCGACAACTTCTATAATGGTTCTTCAGTATACATTATCTCTGGTACTGGTGCAGGACAATTGCGTCGAGTCGTTGATTATGCAGGATCGACTAAAACCTTGACTGTCAATACTGCTTTTGCTACAACACCAAATACAGACTCTCGCGTGATTGTTTCTCCGACACTAACGATCATTGGTGATGGTATTGGTGCAAAAGCATATACTCGTGTAAATGCAAATACTGGTTCTATCGATGCTATCAATATGATTGATAAGGGCAGTAAATACACTCGTGCTCAAGCACTGATTACTGCAAACTCAATTCATGGTACTGGTGCAACTGCCAATGTAGTTATATCAACGGTTGGGGGACATGGAAGCGATCCGGTACGAGAACTTGCCGCAGACAAAGTGATGTTGAATGGTCAGGTCAGAGACACAACCTCTGGTATTTCTGCAAACGGTAATGGATACATTCCTTCAAATACAGAATTCCGTTCAATTAGCATTCTGAAAGATCCTGTTCTCAAGTGTGATGCAAATAATAATCTCTTGCAAGTAGAATCAATCGCAAACACATCAAACAGTCCTAATACTTTACGATTTACAACACGCCTTCAAATTGCTTATAACACGAGAGAAGAAGATCGGGATGATGAGAAAACTTTGTTTGTTCGCGACATTATTACAAACGCAAGGACTAAATTAAAAGCAGAACTTGGAACACTTCAGTTTGTAACCGATCTCTCTCCAATCACTCGCAGAACAAATTCATTGGCAAATGCAGTAAAAGGCGCGAATGGAAATATCGTATATATTCGTGAAGATGAAACAATTGCTGATTCAGAGTTCTATACAGTATACCTAAATAATGTAGAAGGATATGCTGACAATGTGCCGTTCACAAAAGATGATGTGATTCTCAAGAGCACAGGAGACGATGAAATTGCAACAATACAAGGAATCAAAGGACCAGAGGCAAACACATTCTCTGGACAGATTCTTTACATTGAAAATATACAAGCAGTCACTCGTGATCCAGATCAATCAGAAGATATTAAAATCGTATTGGATTTTTAAAGGTAGTATAAATGGCAATCGAAACCAATCTCAATCAAAGTCCCTTTTTTGACGACTTTGACGAAACCAAAAACTTTCATCGAGTTTTGTTCCGTCCGGGTTTTGCAGTACAAGCACGAGAACTGACTCAACTTCAAACTATTCTGCAAAATCAGATTGAACGATTCGCAAATGAAGTAGTCGTTGACGGTACAGTCATCACTGGTGTTGGTCTCAAAACAGACACTATCGATTTTGTTAAACTGCGCGACAAAGATGCCAACAACCGTGTATTATTGTTGGGCGATTTCTTTGAGAGTGGTGTCGTCGCGAATGCAACTGTAACTGGTGCAACGACAGGTATTACTGCTCAATTGATTGATGCAAAAGAAGGTTCTGAGGCAGCAGACCCCAACTTCCTTTCTATCTTTGTCAAGTATACCAATTCTACTAATAAAGTCACTGCATTTACTGTCAGTTCAACACTTGATGCGGATGCAGGTACTGGATACTCAAACGGTGATGTCATCAAGGTAAATGGTGGCGTTGGTGTGTCGGCAAATGCTACAGTTACTACTGGCGCATCAAATACTTCAGTTGTATCTCTTACTGTTGTAGATGGTGGTTCTTATACTACTTTCCCTTTACTTACTGGCGCACCAACAACCGCAGAAACTGGTAGTGGTACTGGTCTGAAAGTTGACCTAACCATGACATCATACAAAACATTCGCAGACAATGAAGTATTGAATGTTCGTCGTCGTTCAAATACTGAGTTTCTGGTTGCCGCTAATACTATCACATCAAGTGCAACTGGTCAAGGTTTCCGCGCAACAGTTTCTGATGGTATTGTGTATCACAAAGGACACTTCATTCGTGTTGCTCCACAGTCACACATCGTAGAGAAATATTCAATAACTCCAAGCAAGAAGATTGGTTTTATCACTGCCGAATCAACAGTAGACTCCAACGAAGATTCGTCACTGCTCGATAACTCAACTGGTTCGACTAACTTTGCCGCACCGGGTGCGGAGCGACTCAAGTTACTACCAACTTTATCGTCTCGCGATTTGACTGCCGCAAACACAACTACATTCTTCACAATTGCAACAGTCGAGAATGGATCAGTTATACAAAGACGCACAGATACGACTTACTCTGATCTTGGACAATATATTGCACAGCGTTCGTTTGAAACAAACGGTAACTATGCCACTGAACCATTCAACATTCGTATTCGCGAGCATCTCCGTTCAACAACCAACTTGGGTCGTTACAATTTAGATGGTGGTGGCGACAACAACAAACTCGTTGCAGAAGTAGAAAAGGGTGTCGGTTATGTCAACGGTAACCGTGTATCAATTGAATCTCCTGTATTCCGTGATGTCGACAAAGCAACAGACTTTGAAACAAAAGACGCTCGCGTCATCGGACAAGCAATCGGCAACTATGTCTTTGTAAAAGAAGTTGTTGGTACTTGGGACTTCCAAGGACTCCGTGAAGTCTCTCTCCGTGATGCAGTTCAAAACGGTGTATCTGGCAAGGATTATGGCGCACAGTCTGCTCAAGGTTCGGAGATCGGTACTGCAAAGATTCGTGGTATTGCTTACGAATCTGGTGCAACTGGTACAGTAGAAGGACGAGTTCGTCTCTACATCTTTGATATTCAGATGAACTCTGGAAGTTCTTTCTCTGATGTTCGTGGTATCTATGAGAACAACGCATCTGGACCGAAGTCTATGGCAGACTTGGTACTTGAGTCTGGTATTGCTGTTCTAAAAGAGTCTGGTAAGAATACTCTTGTATTCCCATTCACTCAGAAGGGTACTAAGACACTTAAAGACGCAGACAACAATGTCGATACACAGTTTGTATTTGCAACTGAAGCAACTATTCAGTTCAGTGGTGGTTCTGGTACAGTTCCAGTATCATCTAACGGTGCTCATGCAGGTGGTACTGAATCAATGAACGATACTGGTACGCTGACACTTGCAGATCGACGTAATATCTTTGTTGTTGCTAAAGCACAAGTCGACACTGCCGATCATACTGGTACGATTACCGACATCGCAGGTAATACAATCACTGGTTCATCAACTACATTTGCTTCTACTTATGCTGTTGGTGACATGATCAAAATTACTGATGGTGGTAACACATACACTGAAATTGTATCTGAAATTACAAGTGATACAATACTCAAGACGATTGGTGCGATTGCAGTCACGCGAACAGGCGCGACACTTGGACATGCGACTCGTTTTCCAACAGGTCGTGTTTTTGATAGTGCAAACTTGAACATTACATCAACTTCTGGACAACACTCGATTGACATTGTTCCGTTGCAAAATACTGCTACCTCTTTCTCGACTTCAGTATACTACAATGTACTCCGTACTGATGCGGTTCAGACTGCAAAGACTGTCAATAAGAGCAAGTACATTCACATCGATACTGGTTCTCACAGCGCAAGCAAGAACGGTCCTTGGTCACTTGGTGTGTCTGATGCCTATCAGTTAGAAGCAGTTTATGTTGGTGGTAACACAACGGTTACTGCCGCAAACAATAATCTGACAGAGTTTGAATTGGTCACTGGACAGAAAGATGCGTACTATGATACGTCTTCATTCAAACTCAAAGATACATCAAGTTTAGACTTGACAAACCGTGGATTACTTGTTAAGTTTAGTTACTTTGGACGAGATCGTTCAAGTGGTATTGGTTATCTATCTGTTGATTCTTATCCAGTAGATGACGCAAATACTGCAAATACAACGGCAGTTACAACGCAAAATATTCCACGATTTGTTTCCCCAACAACTGGTGTAACATATGATTTGCGCGATTCGATTGACTTCCGTCCAATCAAGTCGAACTCTCGTACTCCATCTGCGAATGCGGTAGCAGTTCAGACTCCAAGCATTACAAACCCAGATGCAAATACGGCATTCAACATCGACTCTGATGGCGCGTACATGCCAACTCCAGATGAGAACTTCCAAACTGACGTTCAGTTCTACCTGCCTCGTAAGGATCGTGTGGTACTGACAAAAGAAGGTAATGTTGAAGTTATTAAGGGTGTTCCTTCTTTGAGTCCAAAGACTCCTAGCGAACGTGGCGAGTCAATGTCACTTGGTACATTGGATATTCCTGTATATCCATCGCTGTCTCCACATGTTGCGAAACAAGCAGGTCGTCAAGACTATGCGGTTCGTTTGACTCTTGACAACAATCGTCGATACACAATGAAAGATTTGCGAGCAGTCGAAGAGCGTGTTAAGAATCTTGAATACTATGCGTCACTGAATGCACTTGAGTCATCTGCAAAGAATAAGCAAATCTTTGGTAGCACTGGTATTGATCGATTCAAGAATGGTTTCTTGGTAGATAACTTTGATGGACATAATCGCGCAGACACAACACAAACTGGTTATCGTGCCGCGATTGATCGTAATCGTAATCAGTTGCGTCCATCGTATGTTCGTCGCGATGTTTCATTGTCCAAGGATGTCTCTTTCACTTCTTCTAATGTGACACAGCGTGGTAATCTCATTACCTTATCATTCACAGATACATCGCAGTTAAGTCAACCATTTGCGTCTAAGTTGCGTAATCCAGTACAAGAATTGACTTTTAATTGGGTAGGCGAGGTTCTGTTGAATCCTTCAATGGACAACACTCCAGACATCACAGAACTTCCAGACATTCAAGTCGATTTCGATGGTATGTATCAAGCATTTGAAGAAATTGCTTCTGCTACTGGTGTAACTGGTATTGATTGGGGTAACTGGACTACTACAAGCACTGATCGAGATGTTGATCGGCAGGGGGACACGACTACAACAACTGTCACAACAGAACAAATTCGTCAAGGTATTCAAACTTCAATCAGTCCTTCTGGCGAATTATTCTCGGATGGAAACTTTGTACAGAATGTCGCAGTTCGTGACTTCATGCGCTCGCGCAATGTTGAAGTAACTGGTGTTCGGATGAAACCAAATACTCGTGTCTATCCATACTTTGACGACGAGTTGGTTGCGGATTATGTGACACCTGCAAATAGTTCATTTGCAAACACTGCCGCAGAAGGGTCATCATTAGTTACCGATTCTTCTGGTACTGTATATGCCAACTTCCGCATTCCAAACGACGACACACTGAAGTTCCGTATCGGCACAAAGCGTTTTGAATTTAAAGATATTGCAAATACACAAACTCAAAGTGCATTGCTGACAACTTCATCACATGGTGATTATACTTCAATCCCATTGAGCGTATCAACTCGTGGAATGTCTTTCATAAATCTTCCTCAGTTGTCTCGTAATAATGTGTCTGATGATAGAACACTCCGCACTGTAACACGAGTAGAACGAAATAATCGTGGTAATGATGAGAATAGGGGAGGAGACGGTAGGACTAGCGATCCATTGTCACAGACATTCACTATCTCAGCAGGAGATTCTGAAGGTGTGTTTATCACAAAACTTGATCTGTACTTTGGTCGTAAATCAAGCACTTACCCAATCACAGTTCAGATTCGTGAAGTAGAGAATGGATTCCCAACACCAACGATTTTACCATTTGGTTCTAAGACATTGCAACCAAGCGAAGTCGTTGCAAACTCTATCGTTGCGACAAATGCAACGACTTTCCAGTTTGACTCTCCTGTATTCTTGAAGAACGGCACTGACTATACATTTACAGTCCTTCCAGCAGGTAACTCGGATGAGTATGCATTGTGGGTAGGAGCACTTGGTGGCACTGATGTTGACACAAATGAACTGATCCATAAACAACCTGCGGCAGGTATCATGTTCACTTCTGCCGATAATAAGACTTGGAGTCCTATTCAGTCTGAAGATGTTAAGTTCAATTTATATCGTGCAAACTTTACAACAAGTGCAGGTACTCTGTATATTGAAAATGATGATATTGACTTCTTCTCCTATAGCACATTAAATGGTACATTCAATGTTGGTGAGAAAGTAACCAATGGAGTTGATCCAACCCCTGCGTCTGGTTTTGTGAAGTTCATCGACACTGCTAACAAGAAGATTCACATCGAGTCATCAACTGGTGGATTCGGTTCGGCAAATACTATCACTGGAGCAGTGTCTGGTGCGACAGCACAACTGTCCTCGATAGACAATGTGGTAATGAATACACTCGTACCGAAGTTGCCTTCACTGTCATATGCTAACACATCATTGGCATTTAGTGCAAGGACAACCTCTACCTCTGGGGTGATTAGTCCATCATTTGTTACCATAGACAACGAAGTTGAAAACGACTTCCTTGATGGTGAGAAGAAGGTATATTCTAAGACAAATGAGTCTGGATTAAGTGCTGTCAATGGTTCGCAGAAGTCTCTTGTTATCAAGGGTACTCTCTCAACAACTGATCCAAAAGTATCTCCTATTATTGATACAGCACGAACTAATGGTATTGTGATCGAGAATGTGATTAACAACTTAATCACAGATGAGCATAAGACAGTGGGCGATGCGAACATGCGTTACATCACAAAACCAGTTGAGTTAGCAGATGGACAAGATGCGGAAGACTTAAAAGTGTTCTTGACTGCATATAAACCATCTGGTGCAGGTGTCGATGTTTATGCGCGGATTCATAATCCAGAAGACGGTGAAAACTTCAATGATAAGGACTTCACACCTCTAACTCAGATCACTGCATCAAATACATTCTCAGACTCTGTTGATAGAACAGACCTACGAGAGTTTGAGTTTGGATTTAGTGCAAATACTGATGGACAAGGATTTTTGACAACTGCCAACTCGCATGCACGACTAAATAGTTCTAACAACGAAGTAGTCACCTATCGTGCAACAGACGGTTCGATCTATGCGACTTACAAAACATTCGCATTAAAGATTGTCTTGACGAGCACTGGAACGAACATTGTCCCATTAGTCAATGACTTGAGAGCAATTGCGCTTCAGAAGTGATGAAATTAAAAGTAAAAGATCATGAAAATTTAGTGAAGGATACAGAAACAAAAGCGGTGTTAAACACAGATTTAACATCGCTTGAAGCGTATCGAGCACATAGAAACAAACAAATACAAAAGGATAATGATATCAAGCGTTTAAAAGAAGACGTAAAAGAGATCAAGGATATCCTCCAACTTTTAGTAGAGAAGATTAAATGACAGTATCAGTCTCAAATACTAACTTAAATGACAGTTTTAATGCATGGCGGTTAAACACTAACTTTGTCGCAACTGTTGTTAGTAATAATGTAGTCACCGTATCAAGAGCAGGTTCTGCAAATCGTGGCGGTGTGGCAAAGGGTAATGGACATGTTGCAGGTACATTCACTGCCAACGAATTGCGAACTACCACTTTAAGATCAGGCAATACCTCAGATAATGGTGGATGGTTATATGTCAATTCAAATACCTCGATCAATGCGACATCGCTGACTGTCACAGCGAATACGACATTCCAAGGCAATGTAAACTTTACAACCTCCGGTACTGATCGAGTGATACTTGGTGACATCTCGCGTGTGCGCGTAACTGGTGGTACTCGTGGTCAGTTCCTCCGTATCGAAGGATCGACTGATACGCCAAACTTTAAATCTCTGTCTCTGCGTGATATTGCTGATCTGTCTACAAACTCAGCATCAATTATTTTGTCTGCGGCAAATACAACTTTCAGCGACAATGGAGATTCTCCACAACTGAAGTTTGCAGGTATAAACGACACCATTTCAGTTTATCTTGCGGCAGATGTAGTCGGAGATTCTGATCTTCATGTAACTCTTGCAGATGCATCGGGCGATTCAACTTTTGCTGTCACAGATTCCTCAAATACTATTGTTGGATACATTGACTCAGTAGGTAACATCGTTGCTAAGACTGCCTTCTTGCCAACCTCAGATGATACTGTAGACTTAGGTGCATCTGGTGCAGAATTCAAAGATGCTTATATCGACGGTGTTGCGTACATCGACGAACTCTCAATGGGAACTGCCGCAGGACAGGGTGTTGCGACATCTCTGATTCCTAAGACAGACGCGGCAGGTAACCTTGGTTCAACCACTCGTAAGTGGGGAACAGTATGGGCAGATACCACAAACGGTGGCGCAGGTGTATTTAATACTGTTGGCGTATCAAGCACTTTGACAGTCAACGGTATCGCGACATTTAATGGCGACATGACAATCAATAGTGATAACTTTAATCTAACAGGTAACACCGTAGTTGGTGATGCCTCAACAGATACCGTTACATTTAATGCACAAGTAGATTCGGACTTTGATCCACAAACTGGTTCTCAGCGTGACATGGGTTCAACATTAAATCGTTGGCACAATGTCTATGCAAATAATGCATTTGCTAATAATATTACTGTTGATAATGATGTTGTTGTCAATAATGACGCAACGATTCAAGGTAACTTGACAGTTAATGGTACAACTATTATTGCTTCTGGTCAAGCATTTGAAGCAGACGATGGTGTGTTCAATACGCTTGGTGTTACTGGAACACTTACCGCAAACGGTAATGTTGATCTGGGTAATGCAATCACAGACTCTATCACCGTCACTGGTCAGTTCGATTCATCACTCATTCCAATCTCAGATGATCAATATGACTTAGGTACTGCAACAAAGCAGTGGCAAGACATCTGGATTGATGGTACTGCCTCTATTGACACATTGACTGTTGATGTAGATTCTACATTAGGCGGACATCGTGCAACCGTATCTGGTAATGTGCATATTAACGATACTGTTATTCTAACCAACGGTATTAAAGATGGTGCTACTACTGTTATCAGCAAGAATGGCAAACTCCATGCCAATAACACTATCACAAACGGTACTCTGACAAGCGCGATGCTTGCTAACACGATGACAAGTGGTTCATCGGTTGGGAGTGGCACTGCGATTCCTGTCCTATCATTTAACAATAAAGGTCAAATCACAGGGTATGGTACATCGTCGGTTTCTGGTGTAACTGGTATTGATTACACTCAATCCAACAATGTGATTAGTGTATCCACTTCAACGACAACTTTTAAAGCACCAATCGATGCGGCAGGAACAACCTCTGGATCAACTCGTGGTGTAGCATCATTTGACTCTGGAGACTTCTCATTAACAGATGGTCATGTCACGCTCAAGGATGCGACAACTGGTGCAGTCCTTGCAATCTCTGGCACAGCAAAAGAAGTAGATGTATCTCGTACAAATGGTACTGTGACAATTGGATTACCAAGTGATGTAAAAATTGCTGATGATCTATTTGTTGGTGGCGGACTCAGAGTCACAGGAAACCTTGTTGTATCTGGCACAACGACAACCGTAGATACAGAAACAGTTTTGATTTCTGATAACATCATAACACTGAATAGCAATTTTACTGGTAATCCCGCAGTTTCACCAGAAAATGCAGGTATTTCTGTTGAGCGAGGCACTGGAACAAACTATCAGTTAGTTTGGAATGAAACAAATGATCATTGGGAAGTCAATGGACAAACTTATGCAGGTCGTCTCGTAACAACTGGTGATACTGCCGCAGGTGGTGCGCTTGCTAACTACATGACAGTTGCGAACACGGAAACACTTGCTAGTGCTCGATTAGGTGCAACTGCATCTGTCACTTTAACTGGCGATGTCACTGGTACAGCATCGTTCTCTGGCAACAGTGTCTCAATTGCAACCACATATAATAACGATGTGGTTCTTGGTACAGACACTAGCGGAAACTACATGGTAGGAGTTACCGCAGGTGATTTAATTGATGTAACTCACACAGAGGGCGAGGGATCAACCGCAACTATCGATGTTGATTTGTCAGAACTGACAGATATGACTGCGGCAATGGTAAGTACAGATGAATTTGTCGTCCTTGATGCTTCAGCACAGCGTAGAAAACAAGCAAGCGAAATCCCACTGTCCGTTTTCAATAGAACCGATCAGATTGCGCTTGGTACACATACTACTGGTAACTACATGGCAGGTGTCACTGCGGGTGCGGGTATTGGTATTACTCATACACCGGGCGAAGGATCATCTGCGACAATTGCTATCGATTCTGATCTCCGTGGTGATGCATGGGTCATTGGTCCAAATAGTTCTGACTATTTAAACATCGATGGAACTGCTAATGCCCATAGATTTTATCTTGATGGTACTGAAGATATGCGCCTATCGAACGATGGGCAGTTAGATGTTGGGGGCAGTGTTGTCGCACATTCATCTGGAATTTCTGATATTAACCTCAAAGAAAACATCGAAAAAGTCACTGATGCAATCTCTAAGGTACAGCAACTGAATGGTTACACCTTCAACTATAAGAAGGACGGTCGTGCAGGTGCAGGTATCATCGCACAAGAAGTTGAAGAAGTGCTACCAAGTGCGGTTCATCGTACTGAGATTCTTGGATACGATGGAGAGTATCTCGTCGTTGAATACGATCAGTTGACTGCATTGCTCATCGAGTCGATCAAAGAACTCAAAGCAGAAATTGACGAATTGAAGAAGAATAAATAGTCGAGGATTATTAGGAAAAGCACATGGCGGCAAAAGCAAACATTGTCATTGACCAAGGAGCAGATTTCTCCACGACTATTACTGTCACCGATGATGCAGGGGATACTGTCGATCTGACGAACTACACTGCATCTGGACAGATTCGTAAGCACTATACATCAAATACTTCATATGATTTTACAATGTCGTTTGGTACTCCTCGTTCCGCAGGGCAACTTACTCTGTCTATGGGGAGAGCAGTCACCTCAACCATTGAAGCAGGTCGTTATGTATATGATGTTGAAATCACGAGTGGTGCAAATACACGCTCTCGATTAGTTGAAGGTATCGCAACGATAACACCAGAAGTTACGAGGTAAGGACACATGGCATTCAATGCAAAGTTAGGTGCTTCCTCTACTGGAAACTTCAAAGTCAAGTTCAGTGCTCCAACACAAGATATCACTCTTAAAAATCAGAGCACATCTGGCAGTCGTATTGATCAACTATTGGATGTCGATACCTCTGTAACACAAGCAAATGGTTCAATTCTTGTTTATGACAGTGTAAATGACACCTATGTCCAACGCGATATATTAACATTTGATGTCGAAACAGGTGCATTCAAACTAGATGGCGGTCAAGACGCTTTCTAGCAAAACCTTGGTTATAAATAAAGGTAAAATATGAAATCCTTGATGTCACAATACCACTGTGATTTTTTCTAATGTTTTAATTCTCAGAAAAAGGAAGATTCAAGTGCCATCAGTTGCTTTCTCAGTACAGTCATTACAAGCAGAAGAAGGTCTGTCCAACACAGTTATTCAGATCAAAAGATCGCAAACCACTGCCGCGCCAACGACTTTGGCAAATGGCGAACTTGCGTATGCTTTCAGTTCTAATAAACTTTTTATCGGACAAACAGATTCTGCGACAGATTCGGTCACCGTTGAGTACATCGGTGGCAAACTTCTCGTAGATAAAGTTGCTAATCTGGAATCTGTACTTTTTGGTGGAAGTGGAGACCTCGCGATTGGTTCTCTCACCTTTGGTTCTGATCCAGTAGGAACAAACAATGCTGTTATGTTTACCAAAGCAGACGGTGTAGTAGAATTTTTAACTGGCACAAGCGGTCAATTGTTGCAGGTTGCGGCAAATGGTACGCCTGTATTTGACGAGTTAGACGGTGGTGCATATTCGTGACAAAACTTTTAGATGATGATTTAGCAACACAAAGAAAAATTTTAGAACTCAACGAAGAAGTATTTCGACTTAGGAAAGAAAATCTTGATTTGAAAAACGCATTTGTTGAGACTAACAAAAGATTGACAGATTTGGAAGAGATTCCTGTTCCTCCATCAGTGATTAAGCAAGTGGTTCAGTTGGAAGCAGAGAATCGAAAATTAAAGGATGATCTTGGTTATTATAAGAAGCATGTTGACAAGCGTGTTCTCATAAATAGAGAGAACGACAAACCCGTCCGAAGGGGCGGAATTCTTAGACAGTCTAAAGAAAAATAAAAAAGGAGTGCTATAAAAATGGCATCTATTATCAAGATCAAACGCAGTGAATCTACTGGTCAGATTCCTAGTTCCTTGGAACTTGGCGAAATTGCGGTTAACCTGTTTGACCGCAAACTGTATGTAGGTAACTCAACGGGTATCTCTGCTATCGGTGGTGAGGACTTCCGTTTTGCAACACAAGACAGTGACGAGGGTGCATACCTCAAACTGAACGGTGATACTACACAATCATCAAACTCTGTACTCTTGGAAGCAGGTACAGACCTCGACGTTTCTCGTCAAGCAAACGGTTCAATCGTTTTTGCTTTGGAAGCAACTATTGCTTCAAACACAACTGGTACTGCGGCAACTGCTGATGCAATGTCATCTGCGGTCACGGTCTCATTGTCTGGTGATATCACTGGTTCTGCAACATTCACCAATGCAGGTGACACAGCATCAATCACAACTTCTATTGCTGACGCTTCAATCTCTGGCAACCACATCTCACCTAACAGTTTAGGTGCGAACACTTTCGTTGCTAAGTCAGTTGGCACAGCAGCAATTGCTGACGGTGCAATCACTTCTGCAAAGATTGCGGCAAGTGGAATCACTGCTAATGCTATCGGCAACGACTCTGTTGCTCTCGGCACAAAGACAACTGGTAACTATGTTGCAACAGTTGCTGACGCAGGTGCAGGAGACATCGTAGTAACTGGTTCTGGATCAGAAACTGCGGCAATTACTCTTGATCTTGCTGACGAAATCAGTTCTAACACATCTGGTACTGCGGCACAAGCAGACGCAATGTCTTCAGCAGTTACTGTAACCTTATCAGGTGATGTTGCAGGTACTGCTACATTCACTAACGCAGGTGACACAGCATCAATCACTGCAACTATT